ACCGGACGAAATACAAGAAAGAATTATCGCAAGTAACTTAATTCAGTTCAGAAATTACGTTAATGGATGACAACTTTAGAAGCTATAACTAATTCAGTACATGCAAACTATCCTCACTTACTGGCCGATTCTGTTTATATCCGCGATTATTGTTTTTGGGATTGTATTCGTAATCAAGAACTCCCGGTAAGAGAGCTTGCAGAAGTCAAACCTTACTTAATATCTAAAGGTATTGTTGACTTTACGCTTGTAATTTTCTTTAGTGATAATACAATAGGTTATCGTCTAAAAATATGAAACGTACTTTAATCTGGAAAACATTTTTCTCTCAGAGTGGTTCTGAGATATATGAGATATCTAAAAATATCGGTAAGTTTCCGGATGCAATTATAACTAATAAAAGCTTTGAAGATCTCGATAAAATTAATCCAGATCTTTTAGAAAAATGTTTTGATCGTTTTATATTCTTACCCAAGAAGCCAACTGTAGAAGAATATCGGGAAGCTATTAGACATACCGATATTATTACCCTTCACGGTTATCTCCGTATACTACCACCTGAAATCTGTGGTAGATTTAAGATATACAACGGGCATCCGGGTCTTATTACTAAGTTTCCTGAGTTAAAAGGTAAAGATCCACAAGCAAAAGTGTGGTTTAGCCACGCTGAAAGACCTTATTACCAACACGGGCATGTTATACATGAAGTAATCCCTGAAGTAGATGCTGGTAAAGTAGTGTCAGAGAAAGAGTTTTACAGTAAGAATATTTATAGTGAATTTGATAGCTTAGACGATTATATCGGTAAACTGCATAAACTAGCAATCGAAAATTGGGTTGGCTTTATGCGCAAAAGCCTATTAAATAAATAACTTATGAGATCAAACTATAAAGCTGCAATTTGCGGTGCTCATTCACAAGGTAAGACTACGTTAGTAAAAGCTCTAAAAGAAGTTAACACTATTACTAGTGATTTTCATTTTTCGTTTAGAACTAACTTAACAAGAGGCTTAAAAGACTTAAACGTACCTATTAATGAAGGTGGTACGTCTTTAACTCAATACTTGGTAATGGCTAGACATTTAGAGTATGCTTTAACGCCGGGTAACTGGGTTTTAGATAGAGGTGCTTTAGATGGTATTGCGTATACTACTTATTTTTATGAAAAAGGTCAGGTTAATAAAGACGTATATCAAGCTGCTTTAGCTGTATACGAAGAATTACTAAAGACTTATGATAAGATTTTTTATGTTGTACCTGAACTTAATGTACAAGAAGATGGTGAAAGAAGTACAGGTAAAGAATTTTTTGATGGGGTTATTAAACAATTTGATTTCTATCTTAAGCATCATTCTATGCCTGCAGATAAACTTGTTTATGTAATGGGTTCTGTAGAAGATAGAGTTAAAACTGTAACTGATACAATAAAGAAAGATTTTACCAATGAGCTATAATACTAATAATATTGACAAAGTACTTGGTCAGAGAGTTGATTCTCCTACCACCTACACGCCTGAGATTTTAGTGCGTGAAGAACGTCAACGTAATCGTACCTATTTAGGTTTACAGAACGATTCTTTACCATTCGTAGGTTACGATATCTGGAATGGTTATGAATGTAGTGCATTAACAGATAATGGGTTACCCGTTACTTGTGTTGCTAAAGTGGTATACCCTGCTACTAATCCTTACATTGTAGAGTCTAAGTCAATGAAGCTTTACTGGAATTCGTTTAATATGCAACCGATGGGCAAGACTGTAGCAGAAGCTTTAAACAATATCAAAAAGACTGCTTCAGAAGATCTATCTAAACTATTAGAGACTACAGTAGAAGTAGAATTATTCTCTCAAATACAAGCAAAAGATTTTCCTTTAAGAGAAGTATGGATGAGAGATTATGCCCCTGAAGTGTGGCTCCCACTAGAAAAGATTAAAAGTGCAGAAAATATTAAATTTACTGTGTTCAATGAAAATGCAGACTTACTAGTAGCTAATGAAGCAGAAGTTGTTAAACAACACTTCTATATGAGTACTTTACTTCGTTCTAACTGTAAGATTACTAAACAACCAGACTCTGGCGATATTTTTGTATACTATAAAGGTGATAAAGAGGTAACAGAGCAATCCTTATTAGAGTGGATTGTATCATTCCGTAATGAATGCCATTTCCACGAAGAAATCTGTGAAGCTGCGTATAAACGTCTTTGGGACTTATTACAACCAGAAGAGCTAATGGTAACTTGCTTCTACGCTCGCCGCGGTGGTTGGGATATTGTACCTACTCGTGCTTCAAAGAAAGAACTACTTGACCAACATTTAATTGATGCAGGTACACCTTATTTTAAATTCCCACGTCAATAACCTTGATTAAAATAAAAACTATATTAATATAAACATATGAGCCAAGACACACTAATTACATTCTTAGATAATATTCAACGCACTATTATCGCGACTGTTGTATCACAAGACGATGCAACATTAACAGTAACTAAGCCGGTTATTCTTAATGTATCACCAACTCAAGACAAGAAACTACAAGTACAATTGTATCCTGTATTCTTTAGAGAGTTTACAGCTAATCGCGATGAATTCGCAAACTGGACATACGCAAAGAGCTCTATCGTTACTTCTGATGTAGCTTTAGAAGGTAACTTAGTATTACAGTATCAACAGATGTTTCAAACAGCTGCTCAAGCTTCAAACACACCTGTAGTAAAGTTATTTGACGACGAAACCAAGTAATATGGCACGTAAACCACGTACAGACGAAAACAATGACGAGACTAAGGTTTCGTCAATGAAAGATATCTTTGAAGCAGTAGATGCGCTAAATGCAGATGCATCTCTGCTTTCAGATGATAATTCACTTTCTATTGTAGGTGACTGGATCGATACAGGCTCTTATGCACTTAATGCTATCTTTTCTGGATCTCTTTACAAGGGCATTCCTGTTGGTAGGGTTACTGGTTTTTCCGGGCCTTCCGGTGCGGGTAAGACGCTTATTGTTAATAAGATCATTGCGAACGCTCAAAAGAAGGGCTACTTTGCTGCTGTCTGGGATACGGAAGCAGCAGTAGATAAGCAATCTGCAGAAGGTGTTGGTATTGACCCTAAACGCTTAAAATACTATCCAGTAGAAACAGTAGAAGATTGTCGTAACCAAATCGCTACATTCTTAGATAAGATTATTGCAGCTAATGACCCTAATTTAAAGGTTATTATCGCTATTGATAGTCTAGGCAACTTAGCAAGCGCTAAAGAGCTTCGCGACGTTACAGAAGGTAAGGATGCAGCAGATATGGGTACAAAGGCTAAAGCAATGAAGTCTATGATGCGTGCTTTAACTTTTAAAGCAGCTAAGGCTCGTGTACCTATACTTTTTACTAATCATATTTATGACAACCCAACTTCACTCTATCCTGAATTGGTTAAAAAGCAGTCCGGTGGCTCTGGCCCTATTTATCTTGCTTCTTTGTTGGTTCAGCTTGCGACTCGAAACGAAAAGATTGATAAAAACGAAGGAGAAGAATCAATCGCAGTAGCTCATAACGTGAGCGGTGTTACATTGTCAGCAATGACGGTTAAAAACCGTTTCGTTCCTGCTTTCTTAAAAGCAGAGCTATACAATAACTTCCGTACTGGTTTAAGTCGGTATGCCGGCTTAGCTGATATGGCAGTAGCGTTTGGTGTTATACAGCAAACCGGTTCTACGTTCCAGTTCAATGGAGAGAAGATCGGTTATAGAAAGACTTGGGAAAACGATACCGAGTTTTGGGATAAGAAGGTACTACCGGTGCTCGAACAGACTCTTAAAGAGAAAGTCGGGTACGGGTCAAGTAACCCGGTTCTAGACGAGGCTGAAGAGCTTACAAAAGAATAAAAAGAAAAGCTAAGGGCAACCTTAGCTTTTTTATTTTATAATATATAATGTACAAATGAAGAAAAACTCTCTTCAAGTCAATAGCGATTTCTTTGAAAACATTGTAGCCTGTCAATGTTTAACTAATGCTTATTATACTTCCTTAGTATTAGATTATTTAGCACCAGAAAATTTTAAGAATCCTGGTAATAAACTTGTTATAGGTATTATTAGAGACTTTTACACTAAACGTAAAGCTCTACCTACTATTACTGAGATCAAAACGTATCTCAGTAAAGAAGAAGATCTAAAACTATTTAAAGATACAGTTACGACATACAAGCAATATGATACTGCTCTTAATATGGATGAGCTTATTGCTAATACAGAACAATTCTTTAAAGAGAAAGCAGTATACAATACTGTATTAAAGATAGTAGATGATGTATCTAAAGAAAAAGCTGATTACCCTAAGTTCTTATCAATGTTTGAAAAGGCTTGTAATATAGCTTTAACAAGTGATATTGGTTTAGACTTTTTCGGTGAATACGAAAAGATAATCAGTGAATTAGGTACAAAAAGTGAAACTATACCTACTGGTTGGAGCTTTATTGACGACAAAATTGGTGGTGGTTTAATGAAGAACGGTAGAGCGCTTTATTTGTTCTTAGGACCAACTAACGTGGGTAAGTCTATCTTTTTAGGTAATGTAGCTGCTAATATGGCTGCAAAAGGTCTTACCACAGTTCTTATATCTCTTGAAATGCCTGAAATGATGTATGCAAAGAGATTGAGTAGTCATCTTTCTAAAATCCCTATTAACGATGTGCAGAGTCAAATCGGTGCATTAGATTCTTACTTTAAAGGTGTTACAGAAACACATAAACGTAAGTTAATTATTAAGGAATTCCCACCGAAATCCATAACTGTAGCAGGTATTAAGGCCTATCTTGAGTCTTTAGTAAAGTCTGGGATAAAACCGGATATACTCGTTATAGACTATCTTGGACTAATAAAGGCATCACAAGGTGAGAATTCTTACGAACAAGGTAAAGTGGCTGCAGAAGAATTAAGAGCATTATCATATTTTTTCAGTATGCCTGTAGTTAGCGCTATTCAAACCAACCGTGAAGGTATGGAGAAACCAAGTCTGGATACCGTAAGTGAATCTTTAGGTGTAGCTTTTACTGCAGACGTTGTTTGGGCTATTTATCAAGAAGCAGGCGATCAAGAAACTGGTGTTATTAAAGTAGCTGGGGTAAAGAATCGTTTAGGACCTAAACATGCTGCTACTGCAATGCGTATTGACTACACTACACTCTCTTTAACAGAAGAAAAAGGCTATATCGGTTTAACGGGTAATAAATCCGCTGGTGGATTAGATGAGCTTATGGACCTGGAAAATAAGCTGGAATTTATCAGCAAGTAGTTTAAATAGATTATAGTGAGCTTTAACAAGATATACGTTTTTACCGACTTCGATATAGACGGAGTTACATCATTACTAACCCTACACTGGGCGTTAGATGCAAAGCCTGGTCAAATTGCGTTTAAAACCACTACTGTTACTAATTTTCGTAGAGAATTTTTAAATTGGTTAAATGAAAACAACCCAAATGATTTTGACAAGATTTATATTTTAGATTTAGATGTTGCTAAAAATAGCGACTTAGTCGACAGAAAAAATATTGTTATTATTGATCACCATTTAACACACGTTAAAGCAAAAGACGTTTACAAAAATGCTGAAGTTAGCGTAACTGAGACAACTTCATGTGCTAAGAAAGTTTATAACCATTTTAAGAGTTTGGGTAAATTAGATAAACTTACTAAAGAACAAAAGTACTTTATTGCATTAGCTGACGATTACGATTGCTATCAATTCAAATTACCTGAAACTTATGAATTGAATTGTTTGTACACTAATACCCAGCGTACCTCTACAATGCAGCGTGCTGAGATATTTGTAAATAAATTTTACGACGGTTTTAGAGCTTTTACCATTCAAGAAAAAGCTATTATAAAAGAATACGTTGACCGTAAGAATAAAGCCATAAACAACTTACAGATTTTCCATGGTGAAGTTGCTGTAGGTGGTAAAATGCGTAAAATATACGGTACACACGGTAATAAATTTGTTAACGAGATTTGCGACTACATGTTAAACACCCACCCAGCTGACATAGTCTTCTTTGTCAATTCAGACAACTCCCATGTATCGTTTCGCAAAAATAAGTCATGTGAAGTAGACTTGTCAAAATTAGCTGCTAAAATCTGCGAAGGAGGCGGACATGAATATGCAGCGGGTGGAAAAGTAACGGAAACGTTCTTAAATTTCACTAAACTACTCACGCCAACCGCGTAATATGTCTGGTGTTGTAGGAGCATTACAAGAAGCTATAATCGAGACGCCGATAAGCAATCTCGCTAGAGATGAACTGGAACAGGAACTTATTAAGTTTGGTTCATTTTGTTCCATTATTCACAACAAAAAACTCAATAACGTTACTATATTTTCCTTTATAGTCAAAAATAAAACGTACCGTAAGATTTTCATGGAATTAACTGATACTGACAGTGAAAGAGAAGCAATACTGTTGTTTTTAAAATATAATAACAACCTTTGCCGTAGCAAAGTAGTGAGAGAGATATTAAAATCATAGCTCATTAATGAGCGTAGAACAAGTTTACAACACCTATTTAAGTGTATCTAGAGGCCATAAAAACAAGCCCTGGAAGGCGCGTAAAGACTTTGAAGGGTTCGATAAAACCCCAGACGGTATACTTTGTGTACGTTTGGATATGTT